AAACATCTTTAGGGGGGTAAACATCTTTAGGGGGGTAAACATCTTTAGGGGGGTACTGATTGATACGGGGTAATGCGCCTCGAATCTTTGCAACGTTCACCGAAAAAAACCGCTTCTTCCCTCTTTCTTGCTGAGACTTAATCCAGCATGAAGCCTCAAGCCCAGCTATTGCCTTCCGTACTGAAAGAGCTGAAAAATGAGAACAACGCGCAATTTCCGCCGTTGACGGAAAACAATTGTCTCCATCATCGTCGGCATATCGACAGAGCACCATCAAAACAGCGTGCTCCGTGCCACTCATGACGCAATTCATATCGCTGCAATCCTGCATCAGGCGGTAGGCCATAACTACACCCCCCGGGGCAAACCCTTCCATGCTTCAAACTTCGGGTATTTCAGCATGAAATAGGGCACTCGGCCTTTAGGAATGCCGCTCCGCTTCCATCGGCTAATGGCCGGGGATGAGACGCCGAAATATTCGGCCATCTCTGTGAGCGTTTTAAATTGCTTTTCCAGCTCTTCGAAAGCCTTCTTTCTGCGCGCCGTCATTTCTGTGGTTTCTGTCATTTCTGATTTCCTCTTAGTCGGTTAATCACGTCCATTAGTTTAACAGGTGTTAAGCTGTTTGTAAACCCCTTGCGCGTCCTTGCGGCTTAACGCTTGTTGCGGCCTCGCGGTGCCGTGCTACAGTACATAGCAATCAACATGAGGCGGCATCGTGGAATTTAGTAGCTCCAGTGTTATGGCCTACATCCTCTATAAAGCAAAGAAGGCCGGTCATTCGATAAGCAAAACGCAGGCGCAGAAACTTCTTTACTGTTGCTATGGCATTGTCTTGGCCGCGTTCGATGAGCGATTAACAGACGAGCACCCAAAGGCATGGCCCGGCGGCCCTCTCTTCCCTCGCGCGCTGAGCGACATTAACGGGCGTCGCCTCACCACCGGCATGGCTGAAAGATTTATCGACTCATGCCCGGCAGACTGGTTGAGCCTGATGGATAAGACGATTAACAGGTTTTGGGGCTACTCGGCCACGGCGCTGGAAATTTGGTCGCAGCGCAAGGGCACGCAGTGGGACAAGGCTGATCCGCTTGCATCGTTAGACGACAGAGAGATACAGAAATACTTTCGCCAATTCGTGCCAATTATCCAAGGCGACGCCACATAACTGAAGCCGTCGCCCTTAGGGCTTTTTTACCTTAGTATTTTTACTAGGTGAAAAATTGACGGCTACACCTTTACTTTTCCCTTCACTTTGGTTAATATACTGTCAATGGTTGAGGTAATCCTCTGCCGACTTTAAGACTTGCCCGCACGGGCCGTAAGGAGTGAAAAATGTCACAGACTCTTATCAACGTATCCGCCGCCAAAGCCGAAGCCCTCGGCGATTTCCTCGGCGCCATCAATGCCGCCGCCGCTAAAAATTCTTCTCAGTTCTACAGTCAGTTTGGCGGGGATGTCCTCCCGGCGCTCGGCGTGGAGCAGAAAATTGAAATTACGGCGGCCTGCTTCCGCCTGCTGCGTTCCGTCGTCACCGATGCGAAGGCGCGGGAAGACTTCCCGGCCCTTGCCGGGTGGGTAAATGAAGCCCTCGCCGACCGTATTGATGACATCGTCCTGTCGCAGCTTCACTCTGCGGCCGAATACCCTGAGGTAATCTAAATGAGATTCACGACCTACAGCCGGGCGGCGAGTAACGCCGCCCACGAAGCGGCTCAGGCCGCATGGGATGGCATGAGTCCCGAAGAGTTCGATCCGTGCCCCCGGGAGCCTGAGCAGTGGGAGGAGTGGTGTGCCAAGCTCTCCCAGTCGTTAGAGGTGATTTGTGACTGGCCGGATTACGGCATCCAGCTTGAGAGCGTCACACTCGAAGACATGGCCGCCGATTTGCTCGGCTCGGCCTACGAGGAATTAAGCCACGACGCCCCCGGCGCCATTGCCGCGTATTGCCCGCGTAATAGCCCCCTGTGGTCTGCCATACAGCGCGTGTATGCGCTGGAATATGTCGGCGTCCCTGCCGACGCCGCGGAAGGCTACATAGCCACACATTAAAAAAACGCTCGGGATAGCGGCCTGCTAAACCCCGAGCGCGTCACTTTTTAGCAAAGCACCTTAAGAGGATAACATGACAACAGACAAAACCACAACCCCGGCTGAGAACATCTATGCCGCCCTTGCGGCGGCTCAGGCTGAATTCAAGACGGTCACAAAGAATTGCGTTAATCCTGCTTTCAATTCGAAGTATGCCGACTTGCAAAGCATCCTTGACGCAACACGCCCGGCGCTCAATCGCCACGGCCTTTTTCTATTCCAGCGCGTGGCGTCATCGAAAGACGGCGTAAGCGTTGAAACGTGCGTGTCTCACGCATCGGGTGAGACGCTTTCGAGCGGCGTTCTGTTTCTCCCTGTTATCAGTCCTAAGAACCCGTCGCAGGCTTTCGGCAGTGCTGAGACATACGCTCGGCGCTATAGCCTGAGCGCCTTCCTCGGCGTGAGCGCCGATGAGGACGACGACGGCAACGGCGCAAAGGTCGACGAACAGACGCTGACGAATGAGCGTTTAGCGTCGGCGCTGGTTGACGTGGCCACAGAGGCCGCGCACCGCGGCACTACGGCATACAAGGACTTTTATGAACACTTAACGCCGACGGCCCGAAAAGCGCTTAAGGGTGCCGGCATTCATGACGAATTGAAAGTTCTCGCTGGAAGTGTAGACGAGAAATCACAGGCGCCGCAGGCCATCGAGCAGGCCGCCCCCGCCGAAATTGAAACTTCAGAGGAGTAACAAAAATGGCCATTTATATGAATAAAGTCATTCTCATCGGCAACGTGGGCAAGAAACCTGAGTTGAAAGAATCGAAGTCCGGGCCTGTGTGCCGCGTGAGCCTCGCGACTACACGGCACTGGACTGATGCGCAGGGTCAAAAGCAGTCCGAAACTGAATGGCATAACTGCACGGCGTTCGGTCGTGTCGCTGAAATTTTCGCTGAGTACCTTGACAAGGGTTCGCAGTTGATGGTTGAAGGGCGGCTACGCACGCGCGAATACACAGACGCTCAGGGCGTTAAACGCTACTCGACAGAAGTCCTTGTCGAGCGTCAGCAGTTCGGTAGTCGCGGCACCGCGGACGGTCAGCCCCAGCGTCCGGCCCCGAAGCCCGTCAGCGTCCCGGCGGCAAAGAAGTCCACGCCCGCGAACGCCGCTGACATTGATGAGGATTGTCTTTTCTGAGGAGCGTGAGATGTTTGTTGACATGAAAAAAGACCCTGACGCGCCGAAGGCCACGGCGCTTGACTTGCGCGAAGCCGTGCGCCAAGCGGCTGAGGCCGTCGAAGTCGACCCGGAAACTGGTGAGATTACGGGACTCGACAAGCTGCGAGAGGCGGAGGGAAAGGAGGCCGACAAGGTAGCGGCGCTTGCCCGCGTGGTGCGCTCCGTGCGCCGTGAGGCCGCCGCTGTCTCCGAGCACATTGAGGCCGAGAAGGCGATTTTGAAGCGACTGGAGACGAAGGCCGACAAGCTATCTGACTTCTTGGCGCAGTTCATGCTGAGCGGCAAAATCAATCGGATAACAGACGTTGATATCGAGGTCAAAGCCCTCGCCGGTCGGGAGTCCGTGGCCGTGCTGGATATTGAGGCCGTCCCCTCGGACTTCGTCAAAGTGAATGCGATTAAGTGCCCGCCGACTCTTTCCTACACGGATGCGCGGCGTCTTGCTAGGACGATGGGCGCGGGTGCCGAGGTCGTGCGCACGGTTGACAAGATTGCGGTCATGAACGAATGGAAGCTAGGCAAGAACACGATCCCCGGCACAGTGATTTTCCGCACGCCGGGCCTCAAGATTTCTGCGTGAGGTGCGCCATGATACTTGATCGCATTTTGGACTTACTGGCCGCCCTTGCGCTCGTTGCCCTTGTGCTGGCGCCGGGGATGCTGGTCGGCTTCTTTATTTGGGGCTTGTAAGCCCGACGGAGGATTAAAAATGGATACTTCTTTCTTCCCGATTCTTTCGGTCACGACAGCGAAAATTACCGCGACGGCCCCGGAGTGGAAAGCCTTGCTAAAGCTCCTGCCGCCTGCGCCCGAAGCTCGGCCGATTTTGAGAAAAGCGGCGGAGGGTGCGCGGTTTTTCGAGTATGCCCGGCTCACGAATGACTACACCGGCGCCCGGCTTCTCGTTGCGAGTTGCGCAGCTCATCGCGACGTTGGCGGCGCTTGCGTGTTCAATGTTGGACAGCGTGCCGCCCTGACGTTCGTTCTCTTTGCGCATACCGGAACGCTCACAAAGTCCCAAAAAAATATCGTGTCTGCCGTTCTCCTGAAAGCAGAAGAAATCTACGACCCGGTGAATGACATGCTTTATGACATCGCGGTCAAAAGCGACCCGAAGCGCGCTAGAGATATTGGCCTCGATGCGTTGATACCAGCGCGACAGCTCTATGACGCTATAACCAAATTTTGGGAGTCGTAAGGCTTGGAGGATTCGAAATGGCGACCAAAATCGCAAAATTCAAACATCTGACGGACGCCCAGTGCGTCCAGTTCGAAAATTGGGGAGCCGTCACATGGCACGTGTTTGCGTCTGAAGAAGACGCAAACCAGTGGAAGCATCTTATGCATTTAGGGGATGCCGAGTTGTGTGGTGTTAATTCTGATATGTTCTTTGCGGCGAGGGGTGTAGCAGTGATTTACTCCCACGGAACATCTGCCCTCGTGAAACTGCGCGGCGAAGAGGACTTGGCGCAAACTTGGCTGGACTGCGCTGACCTAGAAGACGCCGAGACGCGTGTCCTCAGGCGCATCGACGAGCTTCGTGAGTGCAAAGACTTTTGCGAAGGGGATGAATATGATTGACCTGAAGAAAACAAAAATGATGATCCGCGAGATGAAGGCCGATCACATCTTCTCAAAGAGCGAGGCTACACAGCTCTCTATCCTTGTTGATCGCGTGAAAGACGGCAGGGATGATTTGGCGATCATGCTCGCGCAGAGCCTCGCAACAGAAATCACTAAAAAAGGGATGGCCGTGCAGAAGTTCGTCGGCTTTCTGAAAGGCGCGAAGGAGGAAGCATGAGCCGAGCATTGAGGCGGCTGGCGAAGCGTGCAGAGCGCAAGCCCAGCCGCATAAAACAATGTCACTACTCCGGCGATGCTTTGATAGAGCGCAGGGGGTACGGCGCACTCGCCCGCGTCATCCCGGTGACGGAATCTGAACAGCATAAATACTGTCTTGGTTTTTACGCGTTATTAGAGCGGTGCCGCTCCGGGGAGTCGGAGAAGGATGACGGGTGCTGGTCGGACTTGATGAGCGTTCTGATCACAGGCTTTATCTGTGCACGCGCCACGACCCAGCCGGTGAACCTTTCGCGGCAGTTTCAGGCCGCTGGGGCGCTGCTTGACTCGGCCTATGTGCACTGGCAGAAAACGCATCAGATACTAGAGGCTAATTTTGACGTCGTACATCAGGCAATTGATGACTTGTGCGACATCGTCATGCAACTGCGCAGGGATGAACTTATGCGCGTCAACGAAACGATGAGAGCCGACACGATCGGCATCTACCGCGACTTCTTCAATGACCCGCGCGCGTTTACAGCAGAGGATAAGGCGTTTCAGGAGTGGTTGGCGCGTCAGTAGCAGGCAAAAGAAAAGCCGCAATCGGCGGATTTTGCCTCGGCTATAGTATAGCTGGTCAATATAGCCGACCAAAGGAAAAAGAAAAGCCGCTGAATGCGGCTTTTCCCCCTGCGCCCGGCTATCTTCAAAGATCGCTTAAACGTTAATTCGGTCACGCAGAGTGTACGGCGTGGCCATGTCCCCCCGCGTTTAAATCGTAACCTCAGCCCCAGCCCTGTCAAGCATCGCCCGGTTTTCGTGCTTATCAGTATAAATACTAATTTACGTACGTTACTAACTAGACTGATATTCCGTTTATCAGATAACAACAAGCCCGCAGGGCTTCGGAGATACAAAATGAGAACCACCGTTAATCTTATTGTTTCGTCATTCACTAAGTTTGCCCGTCGCGGCGAGCCTGCTCGAGGAGAGCACTACATTGGGTGCATCGTCGATGAGTGCTTGTCGGTCGAAAGCGGCAAACTCGTCGCACACGGGCGGGCACACCTTTGCACCGGCGAACTGCCGGAGGATATTAGCTACGACTTTTATCAGGATCTGACCGTCACGGTCACTTACTCGAAAGAGCGGGCGAAGTGGGTCGCTCAGACCTCTTGGTCCGGCGAATGTCTCGACGAGCTTAACCAGCCGATGCCGGCTGATGTGAAGAACATCATGGTCGAGTGCTACGGTCTTCTTGCCGGTGAGGCACAGGCCGTAATTGATTTTGACGCGGAAGCCCAGCGGATGGCGGATGACTTGGAGTTCGTGCTCTATGTGAATGGCCTGACTGGGGCCGAAAAGCTCGCATTCGTTAACGGCTGGGCTGCGGCTGGCGGCCCTGTTGACGCCCTCGGGCATGAGGAAGCGGACTGCACGCCGTGGGTGCAGAACAACGCTATTTGTGTGTCGGCCTTTGACGTCGACTTCATTCCGCGGTCTGCGGAAGATTGGGGCCGGGCGCACTGGTTGTCGCAAAGAGCATATGCAATTACGTCGCTCGCAATGTGGTACAAACAGGCGAGCGGGATTGAGCGCGCCATGTGGTGCAAAGAACATCAGCTGATCGCAGAGGACGTCGCGAGGCGTGCCAATGGACTCTAATAAAAAGAACCTCGGCGGAAGGCCGAGGCTGTATGAGAACGGCTCCCGCAACGTCACGATCAGCCTGCCGGTCGAACTGGCGGACCTTCTAAAGGAACTCGGAGGCTCGCACTGGATACGCGATAGGCTGAGAGAGGTACGGGAGTGCGAAAAGCCGAAAGTTAGGGTACAATGAGAACCGCGAAAACAGTCTATGCGGTCGGTTTTCTGAAAAGCCTCGTGGCAATCTCCAGACGCCACGGGGTTTTTCTTTTGTGCTTCACGGTTTCAGGGCTTCGCGGACGGCGTTTCGGTCTGCGCTGAGGCCGCCGACCAGTCCGCCGCCTTCGCTAAGTAGCTCCGCACCCTCAGCAAGTAAGCGTTTACAGTCTGCGACTTGTCGCTCACAAGAGACGCAGGCACTACCGGCGCCGGGGGGCACTCCACCACGCCCGGAGCTTGCGGCACGGCGCAGGCGCTCAACATCGCCGCGCATACTATCGAGCTCAGAGCCAAGCGCATCAATCTCAGCCTGCTTCTTGTCGACAGCTTCGGCGAGCTTCTTCGCATTGTCAGCCTCCCTTTTCGTGAGCTTCGCTTGATACTCCTGCGCGGCCTGCGCGTAATCAGCTTTAAGGCGCTGGATGTCAGCAGTGCGCAGAGCGTCCGCAAAGGCGTATCCGGCGCCGAAGACGATCACGCCCGCAGCTAGGTAGAGCCATTTCATCAGAAGAACAAATGACCCAGCCCGAGGCCGATAAGGAATGTCACGACCGACACAGTCGCCCAAAAAAGACGGCACTTGCGGCGCGTCTCGGTATCCATTTTGGCCTTCTCGGCCTTGAGTTTTTCGTAGGCGTCACGCGTGAGGTCTTCGGCCTTCACGCCGATTTTCTTAAGCCAGTTCTGGAAGTCTTCGCTGTTCATAGCGTACTCCTTGAAAAAATAAAAACGTATTTGAGGATTTTTGCCTTGGTCATTTTTTGCAGTTGTCCCAGCGCGCTTTGAAGCCCCGGGCGTCAACATGGACAAAGCTGTCATACAGCCCGACGCCGCCGTCGGCGTTAAGGTCTAAACAGAGGTCCTGAAGTTCCGGGAGGTCTTCTTGATGCTCCGGCCGGATGTCGGCCGCGAGGCCCTGAACGTGGTAAGAGTTCTCCACGCCGCCGACAGCGCGATTGTGCTCAGGCGAGCGGTAGGCGCTATTGACGATGATCGGGCGCCCCCATGCCGTGCGGATTCGGTTCAATAAAAAAAGCAGCTCTGATCTGACTTGTTGCTCGCCGAACGGAGAGTGCTGGCCGTCCTTGCTTGCGAGTTCCTTTGTGTCAAAGTATCCGATTTTCATGTTTCCCATCCTTCGGCTTTTCGCCGATCTCTTCAACTGTTTCGTCAAGCCGGGTATTGATCTGTTTGAGTGCTTTGCGAATGATTGCAGGAATGCACCCGCCGAGATTCATGCGGTCAAGGTTCTCAATGATGCTCATGAACTCTGTGAAGCCGTAGGCCGCTATGACAATTCCCTGAAACACTGCGAGATAGTTCAGCGTGTAGGAAAACTGCACGTCAAGGCCGTGCGCGAAGCCCACGACAATAAACATCAGCCCCTTTTTCAAAAGCCCACGCGAGACTATCCGGCTCTCGAAGTCGCGATTGACGAACGCCGCCGCCATACCGGTCAATAGGTCTGCGGCGATAAAGATCGCGAGCCAAATAATGAGCGGCTTGGTATCGAGTCCGAAGAAAAACGAAAGGGCGCCGGTAATGGCGCCCACTGCCGCGGCTACGATTTTTTCGGTGCCTCCCGGCAAAAAGTCAGTCGTCATGCGCACCCTCTCCGGCATTGATTACTTGTTTCGGCCTGAGCCTTTTAGCGGGTGAAAATACACCCAGTGTTGTCCGTAAACATATCCCGGGACGGGCTCACCCCAAATTTTCCAGCCTGCGCCAATGCGAACGCACTTCCAAACGCCAAAAATTCGGTAGTGCTTTACGTAGTAAAACTGCCAGCAAACCGGCTTCCCGGCCCGGTAGACTTTCCACCGGCAGACGCCCGAAACACCCGATGTGTCGCCAATCGTCGGATCGCCGTCGACCTGCTTCACGTCTCCGGCCTGATGGTGAAATCCGATGACGTCAATGTTGAAGCCGTAGCCACAGTTTCGCCAAAGCCACGCCACCCGCCGGACGTATGTTGCAAGCGGGGCGGTTGATATGCCCCAGCGCGCAAGGTGCCCGGCGTCGCCGTCGATTGGGTTATCCGGCGTCTGCCACCACCAAAGCCACGAAGGCAACCAGCCGTCTTTGTCGGCAAAGAGCACGACGAACGGCGTAAGCAGACGTCCGAAAACGTCGAAGGCTAGGGACGCTGGTAAATAACAAAGCCATCTCAAGTACATGGCAACACCTATAAAAAAGCCCCTCATGGAGGGGCGTAGCAGTCAGGGTACAAACTGCACCCCAGCTGAGGAGCTAATAAAAGGGATGTCAGTCTTCACCAATGACCTTATCGGGCACGTGGCCGCCCGGCTTGGGCTTGGACTTGGTTTTCAGGTCTTCAGGATAATCAGGATCGGTCGGATCAGGGATATTAGGATCAGGCGGTTCCGGCGGTTTAGGCTGCGTATCCCCCCCTACAGTGTATGCGTCTACGTTTAAATAAAATAAACCAAACTCAGTGCCCCCGCCAAATAGCGAATAATCACCAACAGACGTCGCGGCCAAGCCGCTCCTCGAGTGACTCAGATCCGTAGGGGTGCTATGAACGAGGGTCGCACTGTAAGCGTCTACTGTAGCGCTAAACTGTGTTTCTCTAAAGAGACCACCACCAAACATCCCATAGTCTCCTACTGTTGCCGCGGCCAAACCGCCCTTCGCTTCGCTTAACGTTGTCGGAGAGGTCCGCACAAGAGACGCGCTGTATGCGTCTACTGTATCAGCGTAGTTGCCGCCACCAAACAGCGCATAGCCTCCTACAGACGTTGCGGCCAAGGAGCTCCTCGATCTGATTAACGCTGTAGGAGTGGTTCGCACGAGAGTTGCGCTGTATGCATCTACTGTATTAGTCTTAACATGCTCTTTGTTCTTTCCCCCCCCAAATAACCCAAAATCCCCTGCCGTCGTCGCTGCGAGACTGTCCTTTGCTTCACTCAGAGGCGTGGGGGTGCTTCGTACAAGAGACGCGCTGTATGCGTCTACTGTATCAAACGAAAGATAGATACCATCCTTCAAAACCAAGTAACCACCCCCAAACAGCCCATAATTTCCTACAGTCGTAGCCGCTAGGGTAGCCCTTCTCTCGCTCAGCTCTGTAAGTGTGGTCCGCACAAGAGACGTGCTGTAGGCGTCTACTGTAGGAGAATAAAGGTCAAGGCTGGTCACGACATCGGTGATATGCCCCCCACCAAATAACCCATAACCCCCCACAGTTGTGGCGGCTAGATCATACTTAGCGTCATTTAACTCTGCCGGAGTGCTACGCACGAGAGACACATTATAGGCGTCTACGGTAGACTGGTAAACGCCGCTATAGCCACCCCCAAACAGCCCATACCCCCCTACAGTCGTCGCGGGGAAGAACGCCCGCGCTTTGCTTAACGCCGTCACTGTCCCATAGTACGAAAGTTTCGACTCTGCTGAGAAAAACGGTCTCGCTTTCCCACCCACACCAACATAGGCCTTTTTGACTTTGCGCGCCTTGTTGGCGACTCCGGTGTAAATTTTCTTGACCTTGCGAGCCTTACCGGCCACGCCAACATAGCACGCTTTCGTCATATCAGTAATCCTGCCCCGTGATTTCCTTAAACTGCTCTTTCGTGATGACGCCTTTCCTCACAGCAAGGCGAACCATCTGCGCCGTCCAAAGGCCTCTGTCGAAATTCCGTTTCACAAGCTCGTAAGTCATGCTACTTCCTCCATCGAAGCAAGATTCTGATATTCAAGTGCCGCCGCAATACGTTCTTCTGCTGACGGCGTTGTGTCCACTTTCGGCTCCGTGTTAATGATCTCTTCAATCTTTGCAAGGGCCTCAGATTCAGAGAGCGCCGCGTCGATCTTATACATAGTGCGCATCGCAGATAAATTCTGAAACGCCCACATCACCTCACCATTTTCGTCCGTTTCAACATAGTGAACGAACGCCAATGCGGCAGGGAACTGTTCAAGTACTGCGTCCTTCGTCGCTAATGCACCGTTGGGGAACATATAGGTTTTTTCCCCTGTGTACTTTTCTACCTTCTTCATTGTTACTCCTTTTACTCGTAAACTAAATAAAGCTCGCCGGTCGCTAATGGTGACGTTCCTGCCGTCAGGTCAGTGGTGCCGCTCGTGGCCTTGACATACCCCGAGTCATTTGTCAGCTGAGACGTCTTTGTCGGGATCGTCGGCTTGTTTTTGATCGCCGTCACCCCCGATGTCGCATTCCAGTCCGCCTGTTGCTGTGTCGTCAGGAACCCCGAATCATTCGTGAGCTGGGACGTTTTTGTCGGGATATCGCCCCTGAGGTTCGTGATGGCCGTTGCGTTGTCGGTAGCCTTCTTTTCAACTGCCGTCAGGCGCGTGCCCTGCGAAGTCACGTCAGCCGCAGAACCAGCACCAATATTAGCGCGTGCCTGCGTCTGTTGCGCCGCTGTCAGCGTCTGCGCGACGTACTTCACGCTATTGCTCTGATTCGCCTGCTCGGCGTAATACTTCGCAGAGTATTTTGCCGTGGCGCCTGAGCCCTCAACCGGGCCATCCTCTTTTGAAGCCCAATCCTTCGCTTTTTGCGCAGAAGCAGATGCCTCGCCTGCCTTCGTGCTTGCAGTCGTAGCACTTCCCGCGGCCGCAGTTTTGGACGCATTAGCCGCAGTCGCAGAATTGGCGGCATTCTTTTCGGATGTGGCCGCCGCAGTCTTCGATCCTGCCGCCGCACTCGCAGAACTGGCCGCCGCAGTCTCGGATGTCTTGGCCGCGTTCTGCGAAACCTTTGCCGCGTCTGCTGAAGTCTTCGCCGCAGAGGCCGAACCAGCCGCCGCCGTTTTTGAAGCATCGGCCGCAGAAGCAGAACTAGCCGCCTCAGTTGCCTTCGTGCTTGCAGTAGTCGCACTACCGGCCGCCGCGTCCTGCGACGCTTTGGCCTTCGTTTCCGATGCCTTAGCGTTGTCTTGCGACGTCTTTGCGTGCGTCTCGGATGTCTTGGCCGCCGCCGCACTAGCCGCCGCCGCAGAGGCCGATGCCGCCACGGTATCCTGAGCGCCCTGCGCCGCTTCTGCTGATGCCGCCGCCGCCGATGCGCTTTCTGCCGCCGCGGTCTTTGACGCCGCCGCCGCGGTCTCGGACTTCTTCGCGTTGTTCTCAGACGTCTTGGCGTTCGTTTCGCTGGTCTTTGCCGCGCCTGCGCTCGTGGCCGCCGCGTTCTTGGACGCAAGGGCGTTGGTCTCCGACGTCTTTGCCGCCGCCTCACTACCTGCCGCGGCATCCTGCGAAGCCTTGGACGCGTTCTCGCTAGCCTTGGCCGCATCCTGCGAAGCCTTAGCGGCCGCCGCACTCGATGCCGCCGCAGTCTGCGAAGCCTTCGCCGCATCGGCTGATGCCTTCGCCGCGCTATTCGAACTCCCGGCCTGCTGAGCGTAGTACTTCGCCGAGTAGTCGATCTCAGCGCCATCCGGCAGGTTGTTTTCTGTCACCTTGCCGTCGGTCTTCACAGCCCATGCCTGAGCGAGCTGAGCATTCCATTTGGACGAATAGCCGTCATCGTCGACGGCGCCCGTCATCAATGTCGCCCAGCGCTTAGACAGGTCACTGCTCGCCTTCGATTCGCCAGCAGATGCGGCGGAGTTCTGCGCCTGCGTCGTGGCCTCTGTGACCTTTTCGGTCATTACGGCCAAGTTCTGATTGATTTCCTCGCGGATGGCGTCCGTGTCAGTGACGGCCTGCATAGCAATTCGCTTCGCATCTGCCGCTGTTGCGTTCGCAGCATTGGCCGTTCCTACAGCTTGAGTCGCCGCGGCATTCGCATTATCTGCCGTCGTCTGCGCGGCATTGGCCGCCGTGACTGCCTGCTGAGCCGTCGTAAGCGCAGAGGTGGATGTCGTTACGGCCTGAGCGGCATTGTTAGCCGCTTCTGTCGCCGTAGTGACGGCATTGGCGGCATTACTCTCCGCTGTCTTAATCCGGCCGTCAAACGTGTTAACAGTAGCGGTTAAGGCGTTGACCTTGCTATTTGCAGAATTCGCAGTAGCAAGCGCCTCAGTCGAATTCTGCTGAGCCTTATTTGCCGTGTCGAGCGCTTCAGTCGCCTTTTTCAGCGCCTCGGTCGCGTCGCTCGTGGCATCGAGCATGTAATCGCCGAGGTTGTTAATCGCGTCCTCTGTCTGCGTAAGGACCGACTGCCCGCTTATGGCGCCGGTCGGCGTTTTGACGTAATGGAATCGAAATTCTTTTGATGCCATGATTTACTCCGGCAACTTGACAAAATAGGCAAGACGATAGAACGGCGGGCGGTCTAGCGTGAGCGTCTGCGTCTCAGATGAGCTGGTGATTGTGTGCGTATGCCCTTTGCCTCCGCCCGTGTTATTGAGATTCATACTGTGGCTGTGGGTTCCGTCGTATGACGTGTATCCGCTCCATGAGCGGGCCGCGTCGAAAGCCACGTTGCGCCTCTCCCCGCCATCAGAACCTCTCGCACCGCGCTTGTTGTCACCTTCTCCGCCCCAAGTGAATGCACCCCTAACTGGGAAATTGGTTCCGTCGAAGTAACCGAATTCGCCCGTGATGTTCATCGTGCCGCGGCCGTGCGCATGGCTACCCGTGGTCGATGTATACCCGGTGTGAGTGTGCGCAGGAATCTGATCAATCGTCAGAATCGTCTCGCCGACCGTGCCGTTGACCGTGACCCCCGGCACTTGAAGGCTCAAGCCGCCGCCGGTTTTGCCTGCATCAGTAACACTGCTCGGAAGTAAAAACCGGTCGATGAGATTCGGCACATTCCCACCGCGGCCATCAGAACCGCCGTCGCAGATGACGTAAGACTCATATGCATCGGTACTGCCCCACGGGATCAGCCTTCTTCCGTCCGAGCCGCCGAGCTTGCAGTTATAAAACGGCGTGATCTGCCCGGCCAAGACGCTGGGCAAATCCTGATTGCTCCAAACCGTTTTGTCAGCAGGGGGGTTAACAACGCCCTTGGCAGTCCCCGGGCCGTTTGCTACAAGACAGCGATACTTCACGCCTGCGCTAAAAACCTCGTTTCCCGGCTCATAATCCAGCGTAGCGGTGTATTGCATGACGCCGCCCTGCTGATACCACACAAGGAACTGCGAGAGCAGGTAAAACGCACCATTAAAGTCCTCGCGCTTCGGCGGAATGCCGCCCTCGCCGATCGGCTTGGAGTTGACGTCGGTCCAGCCCTTTGCCTGCGAAAAACGCCCTGTGCCTGCCGTCTGAGAGTCAGCCGGAGGGATAGTCTTGTCCCCGTCAGCCGCAAAGGCCGACGCCAAAAGTAACTGCGGATAATTGCTCATATGTGGCCCATGAAAAGCCCCGCACGTGCGAGGCGTTAGAAGTCGTTGATTGTCCTGCCCGGATTGAAAACGCCCTGATCGAACGGCAACAGGTCAGACCCTTCAAATCCAAAAATCTCCTCATCCGGATAGATGATAAGGAAATTGGTCATCACGCCTGCGGGTCGATTCAATAGCCCGTACGTCTGCAAAATCTGCGCCTGAATCTCCGTGATGCTCCCGATGATCACCACAGAATTTAAGCTCATGTCCCCATAGTCAACAACAAAGACGCGCGTACTCGTGAGCAGGGAAAGCATTCGATTCATCGTTGCGCACGTCGAATCCGACACATTACAGACCGCGCGATACAACAGCAGGAAACGAAAATAGTCGTCATCAAACCGGACGTAATCGTCCTTGACCTTAATATAGCGGTCGATGCCGATGCGCTTGCCCCACCAGTCAAGAAACACGCCCTTTGCCGTCTCTACGTCGGCAACCTGTACCGCGATATCGTCAAGCTGGTCAGTTGCGTCGATCTCGTCCTGCAAAATCTTTCCGACAGCGTTCATGCGCGGGGCGTGCGCATACTGGCTTTGCATGGCCACAGACGCGTTACTCGTCACATCGGCCATTTCGCGCACGTCTTCGGCTGATTCAAAGTTCTGCCAAGTCTGCGAATCGCTCATAAGCTAGCCCCCGAATGTCAGTGTTATCGTTTCAGGCGAGATTGTCGGCGACTCGTTCGCGGGCACCTCAACCGAGGCACCTAAGGCGCCCTCGTTCAGTCCTACAGTAATGGCCTTGACCGGCGTCGTCGTGGCGGCCTGCACGCATTTATAAAAGCGAGAGGCGTAGACCGTGCTCGCGAGAGTCACGCGCGAATTATCCAGCTCGCCTTGGAAGTCTTTAATAATGGCCTCCTTGACTGCGGCCTGCGTCTCGGCATTCATGTCGGCGCTAAAAAACTCGACCTTTACGCTGAAGTCGACTGCCGTCGGGCGGACGATGCGATACGTATACAAGGCGTTAAAGTGCTCTTTGTCGACGTGCTTGACTTCAGTCTCGCCGTTCGTCCCACACCCCCCGGACTTGCGCTCAAAGATCACACGGGCAATGTCCGCGTCTTCGCCGCCAACAATGCACACGGCAATGGAATGTGGCTCAAGCTCAATGGAGTACATCGTCTTTTTCAGGTTCGTGTAGTTCTCTAAAACGACACAATCGAGAACGCCTTCGAGCTGCGACAAATTGGCCTGAATGTTCGCGACTGTGCCGTTGGCGTTCATCGCGTAGGACTCTTTCATTCGGTTTCGCAATTCGCCATCCGGCTCAATGTCTCGACCCGTGGCGCCTGCGGCGGCATTGTTGACCGTATCCCAGCCCGCGACAACAGTCACGATCTTCGTCACGGTTTCCGCGCCGATTTCAATCGGCCCGTGCTCGACCGTTGCAAAGGTCGTTTCCATCGTGCCAGTATCACCGATGGCGGCACCCGCCACGGCAATGTGGCGCAGTTTATTTCCGTTCGCGTCCTCGACGATTGCTCCATACGGAATCACAGTGCCTCGCAGACCCGTACACGTGCAGACGACAACAGTCGGCTCGGATACTTTACGCTCTAGCCCGTAAAGGTTCGCCAGTGCGTCGAGAAAGATGCCATGCGCGACGTCCGGATTGTATTGATTCGCCAAAAAGCCGACCTCGGAATTTTTGGCCTCAACCTCTGCCGTCGTCAGGTCAACAATCTGCCCGAGCGGCGAAGTTGAATCGACGTTGACAGGGTCGCCGTTGGCGGCGGCAGGCATCGCGTCCTGCACGGCCTTCGCCAAATCCTCGCGCACTTCACGCGTCGACGGAACGACTACACCCGTTTTCTGATTAAATGTAACTTGTGCCATGGCCGTACTCGGTTTCTATTTCGATGGTCCCGCGCAGGGTTCTTTCTTTCTTGTTCAAAACTTCAAGGTGGATCGCCGTTACCGCCAGCACGCCCGGCACGCTCAGCGCGGCCCGACGCAGGCGGTCGGTGACTACCGCAACTTGCAGAGGCTTGCTGAGCTGATCCGTGAACCAGTCAATGCCCTCATCGTAGCGGAAATAAGCATCATGAAGGAACAACCGGCACTCGTTGCAGACGTTCTGACAGATCGCCTCAACTTGGCCCAGCATCTTCAAATTGCCATTAGCGTCAAACTGCAAATCCCAGTCTGAAGAAAGCCCCAAAGTCTTCTGAGTGTGCATCTCTTCCCCTTAATGCGGTCCTGACGTTTCTTTGCCATCGCCCTGCTCGGTGTGCGTGTGCCTCGTGAGACTGATACCGCTCGCCGTAACATCATCAGAAACCTTAATCGAACCCTGAAATGTCGCAGTCGCGCCCCCGGTCCCGCCCGTAATACTCATGCCGGACGTGCCGGAGATGTGGCCAGTGACCGTCAGATTCTTTTGAATCGCGACGTTGCCTGTGAACGTGCTCTGAGGACTGTCAACCGTCAGCGAACTCGACGCATTCACTTTCGCGGTCTTCGTGACAACGGTCGCCGAATCCTTGGCGTTCACCGTGACGGTCTCGCAATCAATGATCACCGTCGGGCTTTCTAAGTGATGCTGCTTCGGTGCGACGACATGAATCGTCCCTTTCTCTTCGATGTGAATGAAGGTCTTCGGCACCTGTCCCCAAAAGCCGCCGATATAAAAGCCATCGGACATATCAAAGCATCGGAAGGTGCCCGGCGCAACAGGCGTATTGCCGCCCGTCAGTCGGGAGCAGTCCTGCTGAGCAAAAATCGCTAGCCCGATGTCCCCAACGACCGGATCGCAAATCACGGCGGCGGTGCCGTGCTGAAGCCTGAAATACGGCAGGTGCGGAATGCTCACAGGCTCCAGTACGTTGCCATCGGCGCCGGTCTGACACACCAGGGGCGTCGCATCAACGTACAGAGCGCCGCTACCGTCAGCGGCACGCTCGACCACGTCAACGCGAACGGGGATCGCGGTACTCACCATCTGTTTGACGATTGAACGCGTGAAAAATTCCTGCGCATTGAGTTCCGACCCTAAAGACGATACCCGCGCATTAGTTTTAAGCTCAGTCATCTGTCAACCCAAGTTCCTGCGATCTCTGTTCGCCACGCGCCGCCGTTCGGCAGGTTGGCGGCTATGTCGTGCGTCACGCTGTAGATTTTCCAAACACCCGTGGCACGAGGCATCGAGCTTTCAATACGACACAATCCGCAGACCATCAGGACGGGATTAAACAAGCACACCGCCCGAATGCCTAGCGAGTCGAAGCTAGGATATCCGATTTCCCCTGTCTGCGGGTTAATGACGTCAATGGCCACAGCCTCCCCGCGCGAACTGTCGGGGCCGACCAGCACCATCTTTTGATCGTCAATAACGAGATCGGCGCCGATTGTGTCGGCTACCCATTTGCTTTTGGTGATCGGGTCGCCGTTAATCGTGCAGTTCGTCAGGCTCGACGTGATGCCTGCCGATTCGTATTGCAATCCCGCCTCACCTGCAAAAGCCTGCATCAGGCTATCCACAGTCTGCTCACCCTTGACCGCCACAGGAGGCGAGGGAATCAGCTTCGGATAGGCCGCTGAAATGGCCTCAAGGCGCATCACGGGAGACGGTGCCGCATTCATGTCCGGCGCCGCGTTCATTATCTCGCCTTGAAAGACAACAGACAGCTCGCGCCCCTCTTCGCCTGCGGCAATCTCAAGCACGTTACGACGCAACGATAGCGCGTCAAAAGACAGCATCGTGAGCTGCGTCATTTGATCCTGCGACAGACCCCAAATCGCAACTTGCGCCTTCGGCAGTTCGGGCGCCCCCTGCTTCTGAATCCGAACCGCTATCGCGTTCTGCGTGAACGTCATCTGCGAACCGCTCGCGCCGCCGTCGTCCATGGTGATGCTGATGCGGATAACCTTTTGCGTGTAGCTACTCATTGGCCGCCTCGTAGACCAAAATCCACCGGTCGCCCAGTCCGCCGTACTGCGGGCGGTCATTGCCCTGCGTGTCAACCCAGTAAAGCATGGTCCGGGCTACGGTCTGCGCGAAAGGAATCACGCGCCCGCGGGCAAGCGCCAGCGCGTTATCAACAACTCGCACGCCGTCAACCATCAACGACGTATAAATAAATGCCCCGTTTTGGCGGACCGTCACACGGTAGTTCTGCCCGTTAACGACCGCGCTCACCGTCTGAAACGGCACGGCCGAAAGAGGAATTTCCATCCAGCTCATAAAAGGCCCTCGGCAAGTTTTGCGGCCAGCGTCTTCGGTTGCACCTTCCCGCCGCTCACTTCGTCCGCGCTCGTCGGGTTCTGCGGCGACCATATGACCTTGCGCGTGCCGGTCTGCACCGCTCGAATCGTAATAAAGCCAAGTTCGAGGATCAAAGAGCTTGCATTCTGCGTTACCGATCGCGACTGGCTGATTGTCTCAAGCGCGAGATTTTCGACAACGAAATACGGCGTCACGAGTTTGCAAAGTGAGTCGGTACCAATGGCCTGCTTCAGACTCCGAAGCGCATTGAGGGCCTGCGTCTGCGTCGCTGGATCGCCGTCAAGAGCAAGCGATATCGACACGGCATCAGGTGCCTGCACCTTGTTATAGGCCGCAAGATTGCCGCCCTCTAAAGGCTCCGTAAGCACGCGGGCGGCCTCGGCTAGCGAGCAGGACACGATGCCGACGTAATCGCAAATAGGTCGATCAGAAGCGTTCAGAATCGCCCATGTTGAGAAGTCTTGAGCCATTCAGTCCCCTCACTTCAAATTGACGCCGCGCGTCGACTGTCCAATAAGTTCAGCCTGACGGTTGAAACCGCCGGTGACCGTGGCGCCGATGGCTCGGCTGATGGCCTGCGCGTTGTCTCTTGTCTCGATGTTGTTCACGACATTCATGCTTGCGTTAGTGACCACGTTGGGGGCGGCGGCCTTGTATGCCGCCTGCTTCACAACGACAATCTCACGCTCGCGGGTGCTCGTTGGCTGGTCCTTCTTCTCCTCTTCGGCCTTGTCGCCGCTGAAGCCGAGGAATTTCCCGATGCCCCCAAACAGACCCTTAATGGGTTCGCCAATCTTCTTTTTAATGAGATCGGCGGCGTTGTCGAACCACCCTTTAAGCGTCTGCCATGCCGTCTTCAGCGCCTCAATGATCGTATCCGGGATAGCCGTAAAGACTGAGGCTATTTCCTTGCCGATCTTTTTCGCCGTCCGCCAAAGCGTAATAAAGCCGATAACAACGCCGTTAATGGCGGCCACCAGCCCGACGATAACGACCGACACGGCCTTAAAAACAAGCGTCAGGGCGTCACCAAGAAGCGGCTTGACCTTATCCCACAGCCATGAAAAGCCCTCGCCGAGCGTCTTCAAACTCTCGCGAAACTCTTCGATGTCGGCGGCACCGGCTCCCATCTTCTTGAGCATTCGCTCAAAAAGACTGTCGGCGCCTTTGGCGAACCCAATCAGGTCGTCAATAGCGAGCACCAGGGCCGCCACGCCTGCCGCGATTACCGTCACCGGCAGGGCCGCAATCTTGACGGCCATCCCGAAGGCTCGCACGGCAAGAATAGCTTTCTTAATCGCATTCAGGTTTTTAAGCCCAAACACAAGTCCGAACCCGACCGCGAGCAGGGCGAAGGCGCGGGTGTTCTCGCGGATAATTCCGACGAGGGCGCTTAAGCCGTCAAGCACCTTTGTGACGCCCGGGAGCACCAGCCGCACGAACACATTGCCGACGTCTTGCGCCGCAATCTTGAAATCCATCCACGCGACTTTGAACGCGCGGGCGTTCCGACTGTCCTGCGCTGTAAACGCGGTCTTGCGGTACTTCGCCATTAAGGCGTCGAGCGCCTTTTGTCCTTGCAAGAAAATGGGAATGGCATCGAGCGCCACGCCCTGCGCCTGCAAAAAGCGCTGAGCCGCGCCGCGGCTCATGCCCTCGACTTTGCTCGCAAGCTGAAATACTTCCTCAGCCGGTCGCCCGGACTGCTGGTAGTAAGCCTTCATCGAGGCAAAGATTGATTCGGCAGAACCCCCGGCGGCCTCAGCGGCCTTCCCGAATGCGTCAAGCTCGCGCACCGACACGCCGAGTTGCGTCGACAGCCTCGCAAGCGATTCCGACTTATCGACATAGTTGCCGAACGTCTCGGCGCCACCGGCCACAAGCCCGAAGGTAGCGGCCAACAGTCCGAGTTTCGAGCGCACCAGCTCAATGGCGGGGGCAGCGCCTTTGAAGGAGTCGGAGATAGCCGCCGCGGCTTCTTTCGACGCTTCCCCGAGCTTTTGCACGCGTTCGCCCGCACGCGAGAAAGAGAGCGCAGAAACGGCGCCCGAGTCTTTCGACTGCGTGCCGACCGCTTCAAATTGCTCCTTTGCCTTTGTCGCAAAGCTCTCGACCTTCCCACGAACGGCATCAACGCCCTTGGCAAACTCCTTCGCGTCAAGCCCGATGGAAATCAGTAATTCGTCAATGACAGACATCAATCATCCCTGCGGCTTGCAAGCCATTCATGGTAGTTCTGCAATGTCAAAACCTCGTCGAGGTCGTAGACGTCTTGCAGGCTGTAATAGGTTTGAACCTCCCGCAGGCTCGCGAGCCGCGAGGAAACGGCACGACCGCAAACCGGCGGGAGATTCGCTAGTGCCGACGTTCCTTTGACCTTTAAGAGGTCAGAACGCCACGCATCGTGGAGAGGAAGTGCGAGAACCCGCCTTTGCCGAAAAAACCGAAATTCGCCTGTATGGCCGCCGCCTTCAAAAGAAAAACGGTCGTCGGATAGTCAATCTTCCCGTCAAGCGTGTCGGCGTCAACCGGAATGGTCGCCCCGCCCTGCACGATCTCACAGCACGAAAGCAGCTCATCCCAAAGCGGCGCGACTTTCTCGTAGTCGACGGTAGAGAGCGCCTTAACGATTTCAGTCGCGTCGGCGTCTTTCGTCAAAGACGACAGGCCGCCGCCCAGCGCGAACGCCGCACGAATCAACCAGCGTTCGGCCTTGAGGGCGGACATTGGCTTAATCGTGAACGTGATTTTGCGCTCTCCGTCTTGGAGTGTGATGGTTTTGGCCTCGCGCATTACTGGCAGTCCTCAAACGTCATTTGAACCGTCACCGGGTCCTGCATGCGATTGGCGGCAGGCATCGGCATCATCTGAGTGAAGACGCCGTTGACGAACTGATAGGTGCGGTCAGTCGCCGGGTAGTACACGGTCAGCTCGACGCCAAGCGGCGTTTTAAGAGACTTCTGCAAAGCCTGAGCCTCGCGCAGATAAGCAATCGCGGGCGCGGTCGGCTGAAGCGTCAGATTGACCACATAGGGATTCGGCGTGTAGCCCTTGACCAAATGGCCATCGAGCGTCATGTCCGCCTGCACTTCCTGCACGGCGTCGGCAGCAATACCGGCATCCGTCGAGAACTGCGTCAGCTGAATGCCCGACGGGCAGACGTTTTCAATCTTGAGCCATGCGACTACGTTCGCTGAGGTCTTATTTTTTAACGGCATTTATATGCTCCTAAAAGGCCGCTCCGAAAAGCGGACGATGAAATTTATTTCCTTGTTAGGTGGCGTCGTCTTGAGTTCTCGGATCGAGTCACCCATTCGCAATTTTCAGGACAATAGTCGCCGCCCGGATCAATGCGGTCGATTGTCAAACCCTCTTTATAACCGTGCTTCATTGCCCAGTCGTAAAAGGTCTGAAAATCTTTCCACTCATCGCAAACTTTTACCCCTTTTGCCCCGTAATATTTAAAGACTTTGACGTTCGGATTGTTACACCGATTCTTCATGCTTTGATGGACGGCATATAAAGGAGTTCCAGCTTTACCATGTGTAATTTTTGCTTCGGTGGCGTGTTTTAAGCCAAGGCATCCACAAGATGTCGTGTGACCACTTCTAAGACTAGCAGTTGTCGGGAAAACGATTTTTCCGCACTCACAAACGCATTTCCATTTTTGTCCACCTGAGTTTGTTTTTCCAGCCTTTTCTAAAACCGTTAAGGAACAAAACTTTTGACCGCTAAGATCAATCGCTTTGGGGCTTGGCCGTCCTGCCATTGACAGGCAACGTTTTCGTGCCATTTCTTTCTGGAGACACCCGCAAGAGCGAACTTTTCCGTTTCTTAAAAGCGTTCCAGAAACCTCATGTTTGTTCCCACAGTCGCACTGGCACAAGTAGCGTTTTTCTCGTCTGTTGCTCTTTACTTCGGACAAAACAACAAGCCTTCCGAATCTCTTTCCAATCATCGGTATGGCCCTGCGTTTCTGCCCCTTAATCTTTTCAATGGCTCTTTCGATATTTAAGCATCCACACGATTTTGTGTTGCCAGATTTCAGGGCGGTGGTGCTGACAACTTTATCATTTCCACAATCGCAACGACATAGCCATTTAGCCCTGCCGTTTTGAGTCTCGAAAAAAGATAAAACTGTCAAGCGGCCGAACTTTTGTCCTGATAAATCAATGCGTTTCATAATTCCCCCGCGAATTTCTTCACGGGGAAATTATAGCAATAGCAGGTTGTCTATAACACTGCCGTTACCGGTAGAGAAATGCGTTGGATTCCGGAGCCGTACGCATAATACAGTTGAGAGATCGGAGCGCCGCGCTGAGCGCGAACGGAGGCGCCCGGGTCGAGCACCTGCAAAAAATATCCCTTGCTTTGCAGTTCACGCGGGGCCTCTTCGTTGCCCGTTTCCTGCATGATCTGCGCTTTCTGACTGTCGCTCAGGCTAATGCCCGCGTCGATGACGCCCGCATTCAGCGCCTGCGTGATCGGGTCTTGGCACCATGATTTAAGCATTGTGAAGCCCGTCGCATTGTAGGGCGCACGGTTGACCGTAGCGAAGCCCTTCATAATCGAGGTCTGCAATTTGGAGCGAAGCCAAATCGAGCCAATCAGCGTGTCATAAAAACCATACATCGCCGGGTTGCAAAGGGCGCCGCGGTTCGTGAACTGGAACTGATCATTACGCGTGGCGAACTGCCCGATGTAGGAAACGGCGAGCGCGTCAAGCGCATGGGCTTCCTGCTCGGTCGTCACCGTCGGCGTCAGGCCGCTAGCCGTCTTGCCAAAGATGACCTTCATGCCCTGCGTCGCATCCCACTTGATCGTAGCAGGGTAGGCCACGGCAAAAGCCGCCGTAACGTAGTCCTGAGCGTAGATCGGGAAGGTGCAGTTATAGCGATCCTTCAGTGCGTAGGCTACAGTCGATTCCTGCGTCAGCGTGCTGGTCATCTTCGTGTCACTCGACCAAAAGACATAAACAAAGTCGTCTTCGATATCGGCCCATGCGGCATAGGCTTCGGCCTCAGCCTTTTCAGTGACTTCCCACAAGGTCGTAAACTGCGCCCAGTTGGATGTAACGGAGCGGACGGCGTCGAGCGTCGCCGCTTCGGTCTGAGCCGTGGCGCCCTGAGAAAGGACGGCGCCCGCGGCCTGCGTCAGGTTGAGCTTTGCAGAGAGGTCCGTACCACCTTCACCCGCCGAGGCATACCCCACGGTAGACGTGGCGCCCTTCGTCGTCGATGTGAACGTAAATGTCTGCGTGTTCGAATCGTAAGAGCCGGTGCAACCGGTCAGGGCCGTCGCAATCTTCGAAGCAACATCCGAGAGAGACGTGGCCTCCGAGAGGTCAACTGTTGCGGCGGTCTTTTCTGCGCCGTCAATCGTGAGCTTCATGGCGCCGTCTTTGATGGCCTTGAATGCGGCCAAGTCGGCAGATACCCGGGCACCACGAATCCACGCGGCGCAATCTTCACTGATGCGGCGACCGATCACGAGCGCAGTCGGTGCCTTCTGCTGATTCGTCAGGCCCGTGAAATACTGCTGAGAAAAGCGAGCTTCGTCGGAGTCCGGGCCGAAGAAATCGGACACGGCGGAAGCCGAGGCGAAGGCGACGGCCGGGGAACCGGTCGGCAGCAGTGCGCTCTTCGTGAGCAACATGCCGTTCGTTTCAAGATCGGAAGCGCCCGCGCTGATGGTGTGCGGCGTGATCGCGACAAGATAACCAGCTGGAATTGACATTTTTTACCTCATGGTTTGTATTTCGTGTCGACGTTTACCACATCGACAATTGCGGTTTTGAAAAAATCCTGCGCGAGTTTCACGCGCTTCCAATAGCCCAAGTGCAGAACGAGAGTCCACCGGCTCACGTACTGTTTGGAATCCATTACGGCGGTCAGGTTCTGAACGCCCTCGGCAAATAAACAGTCAATGCCGAACGCTAAGAAGTGCTGCACGCCGAAATCAGAACGCGCGACCGTTTCATAGGTCTGCGCACGCTCCAATGCGTCGAATATGTTCGTCGAATAAACGTCGATCTGAATGTCTAGATTGACGTACTCGGCAAGCTCCATCACCTCATCGCCGTCGGGCTTCCAGCTCTCAATGTTCGAGCCGCTTCGGGACTGACGAATCGGGGTAACTATGCAGAAGTCATTACCGTCCTTCGGGAGCGTTCTATTGTTCCCGAACCCGTCAAGGACGTGCATCTCGTCGGGCAGTTCCGGCGCCGCGAAGTTGTAGCAGAACTTAATGCACGCGTTCAGCATGTCGGCCTGCGATATGTCTTTAACTGCCGCCATCGGTTGGCTCCTTTACTTTGAAGCGCGGCGGCACCGTCTGCAAAACGGCCTGCACGCAAGCCCATCCTTCATGCGTGAAATCCTCTATGACGGCGTCGACAAGCCAAAAGGCGCCCCGATCGTCTTTGAGTAAATCCCCTGACCTGCCGAGCGGGCGCCACGACGCCCACGGGCGCGAAGAAGCGTCATCCGTCGCGCGGAGGTATACCCTGCGAACGGTCGTCGCCTCATTGATGCGCTCGGTCTGAATGATCTCGTCGGGCTTGATGCTCTGCCATTGGCCAAGCACCGGCACCGGTCCAGCGAACACGGGGAGTAAGTCGCCGCGCTCACCGCGCTCCTGCTCCCCCGTCATCGTGTAAAGCTCGGCGGGAAGATCGCGGGCCACGGCGTTAATCGCGCCCCGAACTACAGCGTGTAAATTCATTTCTTCCGAACCTCGCTACTAATCGACCTGATGAGGGATGTCGTGTCAATCAAGGGTGCCGCCGGGTTCTCCCTGCGCTTGCGCTCCTTGGCTTCAATCGTCTCGGGCGAAAGCGGCACGAAGTCGCCACGCTTAATCGTTGCGATAATGTCCGCACGCATCACGCGGCCGACGACGCCTAACACTTCTTCGGCTCGTCTAAGGCCCCGGCGCTTCACGCCCATGGCAAGCTGTTCGCGCCACTCCGTTTTGTGGCCCTCGACAGTTTGCCGCAGGAAGGGACGCGCAGGCATCTTTGATGTTCCGTATTCCAGCGCCAGCCCGTAGGCCGCTACGCTCTCGCCCGTGTCGGAATTCGTGGCGCCCCGCAGCACCCCTGCAACGGCCTCTAGCTTGGCTTTATGAGCGGCCTTCGCAAGCTCTTTTAAGCCGCCTTTTGAGTAGACGACCTTGACGCGCATTTAACCACCCATATAGATGTGCTGGACGCCGAAATAGAGCGGCCCTTGTGCGTAGCGCTTGAGAATCACCCACGCTTGCGCGCCGCACTTCGTCGAGTTCCACCACGCGGGATTAGAGGCATCAACCATGCCGCCAAACACGGCGCTAACGGAGCCCTCGCCCGCGGTCTGCAACGGCCCCGCCTGCTGATCACCCCAAATGTAGGACTGCGTGGCAATGTGGCAGGTCAAAAGGGTGAGAACAACCGCCCGCGTCTTAATGGGCGGCTGTGCATCGGGATCGTAAGGAATCGCGCTGTCGTCGTCGTTGCCGATCAGTTCCGCCGCCTGATCAAAGCACGCTTCTAACATTTCATCAGTAAAGCGCGTGATGTCGCTAAATGCGGGGTATACCTTTCGGAAGGTCTCGGGATCGAACACGACGGCAGTCATTGCGTTATTCCTTCGTTAAATTCTTTTGAGGCATCGGGTCATCACCCGTTTTCTCATCGGCGTGGTCAATCGCGAAATTTAAGCCCTGCGCCTCGCTCTTCTTTTCCTTGATGCGCCCGGACGCGAACCACGGGCCATAAGCCTGACCGAGTTCGGCCTTCACCTGCTCCCACAAAGCGCGATCGACAACCGTCACGCCGTAGCCCCCGGCGGGCAGTGCGCCGCCTGAGGCGTTCGCGAGATATACGCCGTTGCCGTTGATGGTGACGCTCTTGCCGTTACTCAGCGTGAATTTCTGCGAGATACGTGAGCGGAAAAGGATCGTGACGGTATCGGACGTCTTGGCAGTGTTGCCGACGCTTACCGTGGCGCCGTCTTCGCTGATTACCTTCACTTTCGGAGCGCCCGGAGCACGCTTTACCTTAGTTTCCTGATTGGCCATTTTTTGTGTTTCCTTAAATATTGAACGGGGAGAGCGTCAGCCCTCCCCGGGGCATTATCAATTTGACAGCATTGTCAAAATGATACGGCCGTTACGCCTTCTGAATACCCGTCATCGTCGCAACAGCGAACGGACGGAACAGCAGACAGCCGGTAGTAGACGATGCCCACTTCTGAGACATGGAGGAGTGCTCGACGAGAACCGGATAGGTCTTCAGCTTTTCAAGGAAGCCGAATTTAGCCGTAGGCCGTCCTGCGATTTCCGTCGCGATCAACATGGCTTTGCACACGCCCGTGTCATCCTGCAACTGCGGGAGAGAAATAATCTCAAGGCCCGGGAAGAAGCCTTTAAGGGTCTGCAAAACCGGCGCCACACCGAGCGTCGTCGTCTTGGCCAACTGACCCATAATGGACGGCGGCACCACCAGTTTGAGCTTGCTATTAAAGCTCACGTAGCCATTGGACGCGGCGGCGATCTGATTTAACATTGCAAGAATGTCGTTATAAATCGCGTTCGCGTCCTTGTCGGCCCATGCCGTCTTTGTGTCGACGGTAGCGGGCGACAGAGCGGCGGGCAGTGCGGGGTCATTCAGCAGGCCATAAATGGACATACCGGCCACGCCAAAAAGGTTGTAGTTGTTGGCGTCGATTTCGATCGCGGTTGCCGCGGCGCGCTGTTTTTCAGACAGCAGATTGATCTTCTGAGCCGTCGCGATATCTTCTTCCAAGTCGCCGATCTGAATGAACGTTTGGAATTTGTAGGTCTCGCGGGTCACCTGCTCAATGTTGGCCTCAGACAGCAGGCCGCGACCGTAGTCGCTGTATGCCGTCGTCTGACCAACGTATTCGACCGCCGGGAACATCGTCTGAACGTCCTTCCAGTCGCCGCGCTTTTCTTCAGAGAAAATCTCCGTAGAGTTGCGGGGTGCCTGAAGGATTTCGACAATCTCAGGGCTATAGTAGGTTGCAAAGAGTGCGGGGGTCTGCACGTTGGCGACGGTCTGCAAAGCAGCATCCATCGCGATATCGGCAGTGCCGTCCTGAGTCGGAAGAAAACGCCCGTTGCCTTTGCACAGGTCAAAGCCAAGGCGCTCCATGGTTTCACTTCGTGCCATTTCTAATCCACCTTTCAAAAAATATTAAGCCGTAGCCATCGGAGGCACGACATTGGGCTGCTGGTTGCTGATCAGCACAAGGGGCTTCGCTTCCGTGCCGAGCACATTCTCAACGACGAAATTCGTCATCGTGTAGCCGTCCTTCTTGGCGTTGCCCGTCTGCGTCGTGACAGAGCCGTCAGTCTGAGAGGCGAGAACGTAATCACCCACCTTGGCATTCGCATTCTGCGCGACAACCCAAAACTTGCCATTCGTGGCGATCTGAGCGAACCCACCCTTAGGAATGGTCATCGCATTAGCGGCAGTCACTTCGCCCGTGATGTACTGGCGGGTGTAAACGACGATGCCGCGCAGGATGCCGGGTCCGGCTTTATTGACCTTCGTCCCGGCGGCGGTAGCGTCTGCGAAGCAGAAATTACCAACCGTCAGCTCAGAGGCGGCCTGATAGGTCTGCGCCGTGTAGTGCGTCTCGACAACGCTCGCGGGCATACCCGCAATCGCGGGGGCAAGCCCCACATTTACTTTGGACTGGAGAGCCATTTGCCCATCTCCTTATCGAATGAACTGCTTCAAAAAATCCTCGTCGCTCTTGGGCGCCGAATCCATTGCGCCGCTCGGGGCGGCGGTCTTGACCGACTGCAAAGCGGCGAAAACGTGCTTAGCCGCGCTTGCCGGGACGTTCTTGACGCCCATGGTCTTTACGGCATCAAGATAGATCGCGTCGGCGCTATCGTAGGCCATCGGGTCGACGTTGCCCAGCACGGACTTAACCTCGGTCGCCGCGCGGTACTGCGCAGACAACTGCCCGCGCACCGTCTTGGCAATCAAGGCCGCGTCCATGGCGCCGCCTTCGGGCTTGGGTTCGTCCTTGGGCTCGTCAGAGTCTTCGGCTTTGGCCTCGTCCTTGGGCTCGTCAGCGTCTTCGGCGCCTTCGGGCTTGGCAGGCTCTTCGTCTCGCGTGCCTTCCGTTTCCTGCACAGCCTCGTCGACCTTGCTTTCTTCGAACTTCGCGTGAGATTCAGCAAAAGCGCGCACAAGTGCGTCCTTCTGCTCGGGCGTCAGTTCAACGCCTGACTCGTCGATAGTCTTGCGTGCAAACTCCGTGAAGTCGTCACACGCCCCATCAACCTTTGTTTCTTCACTCATCGTGATTCCTCTCGGTTTTTCGTCTGAGACATAACAGTAGGGAGCTCTACCTTCGTGAACTAGTGCCACGTGATTGCAAGCGAGCTCGCGCATCACGAAGTCATAGGCAAGCCCGTCCGGAGTCTCCCCGGGCGTGAAATCGGGCTTATATCGGTATCCGCAACTGAGGTCACGCAGTGTGCCGTCCTCAATTGCCGAAATTGCTTTTTCATCCCATACGCTGAGCGCGTTGGTAATGTATGGCGGCTCCCACTTCGCGCTGGTGCCAACGGTGCCGACGCGTAATTCCTTGTTAGGGTGCTCGGCACTATCAAACTTGTGTTCGATTAAAAGCGGCACGCCGTTGAATGTCGACAGTGCCGCCTTAAGCTCGTCAGGGTTACGCCATCCGTAATAAATCCGGTCAGGGTCTAACTGCCGCTCTTCCCAACCAGGAATCTCGCGCCCGTAGTAGGGCGCCACGTGGTCGCGGGTTAAATTCGATGTCTTGACCTGCAAAAAGCCGTTTTTGTCGCGCGTCCGCGCCGACTCCATCACAACCTTTTCATCAAGCGCTAAGAGTTCTTTTTCCATAGCTTTCTACTCAGTAGTGGACGATACGTACACTGGCAGTTATGAACCACGGTATTATTAACAATGTACCAATTAACCGACGTTTGCAGGTTGTACACATGTCCAAAAAATTCACGGAATCGCACTTCGCTCACGCGGCTAAGGCCGTATCCGAAGGCAAGCGCCTCATTCAAATCGCAAAAGAGATCGGGTTTTCCGCCGACATCATCAGCAAGCACCTTCGGAAGCGAGGAATAGAAATCCCCGTTTACCGCCGCACGGGCGATCGCATCCAGCTGCCCGAGGATGAAATCATCACCATGTACCAAAGCGGACAATCCGAGCAGGCTATTGCCAAGCATTTCAACGTTTCCCGTCATGTCATCCGGCGAAGGCTCGAAAGAGCTGAGGTCAAAATGCGCGGGATTCAAGAAGCACAGCTTTTGCGTTTTGCTCAAGCTTCTGAAGAAGCTCGAAAAGCGATCACAAAGGCCGCCAATCTTGCCGTCACCGGAATTACTCACCCGCACGATGAACTCGTCCGATGGGCTCAATCCCGAGAGCAAACGGGCAAAGTCGGCCGCTTCGGCAAAGGAGAGGTCGAATTTGCCACATACCTGACTCAGCTCGGCATTGACTTCGTTCGTCAGAAGGCCGTAGACGTCTATAACGTCGACTTTGCCGTCGGACCCGTCGCCGTGGAATTGACCTGCGGAACCCTCAGATACCGAGGCGGGAACGCCGTCGAGAACAAGCGAATCAAAAAGCTCCTCGAATGTGGGTATAACCCGATCTGCGTTGAGTTCTCTGATGAGGGAGCAATCTGTCCGCTTTTTATGGATCAAATAATCTCCCTTGTCGAGAAGGCGCGCGGGCTTCCACCCTTTAAGCGTGAGTACTGGGTGATTCGGTGTCGCACTACACACTGTGCCGTCGTCCGTAATGAACTCGGCCAATTTTCCCGTGTAGAGACGCCGATACAGCTTCATTGGGAATGGAAGATCGTTAAGCTTTGATTCCCCAACAAAACAGGCCGGCAATTCCCCGGGGAGGACGTAACGCCCAACATCGCGGTCGTAAAGTCCTTTTTTTAGGTCGAACTTTTTGCCGTCCATCGCCTTGTGAGTTTCGCGGCTCGTGTGTTTGCCGGGAACGTGAATCCATTCGCCCTGCTCTACGCCAACCTCAAGATCATTCGCGCGGCACAGGGCCTCAGTCGCCTTGTTGCACTGATCGCGGGCAATAAAGTCCGCGCGGCGCTGAGTGATGTCGTATCGCTTGGATAGTTCGGACTTAAGCCCCGCCACGTCTCGCCCGTCGGTCACGGCCCGCATTACTAGCCCTTCGACCTCTTGCAGGTATCGGGAACTGATGGACTTAATGAGCGACGTGTTGGCGTTCACAAGTGCGTCAAAAGCGTCTTGCGAAATCTGCCCCTTGTCAAAACGCAGGTCGAACGCCTCAAACCCCGAAGCCCGTAGCGCTGAGTTCTGCGCCCGGTCGACGTGGTCGCGCGTCTTCCGCACGAACCAGTCCGCCGTGTCTTCGGCAAATTCCCGCGTGCTTTCCTCCCACTTCTTACGCATTCGATCAATGATCTTTTGCAAGCGCTCAGCGGGGGACTCACCCTTAGCGTCTTTCGCAATCTGAGGCTCGACCTTGCGATATAGCCCCTCAAGCTCTTTGGCGACGTCTTGCGCCATCTGACGCACAAGCGCCCGCAGCTTCCCGGCGTACGCCTTCCGTAGCCCTGCATTAGGCCGCACGGCTCGTATGCGTACGTCAGTAGACTGCGCCCGCCTTGTCGATGTCATCGCGCTCCTCCGTGGTCGTGCTGCTCATTTGGCCAAACGGGTCCTCAGGCGCCCCCGGGGCTTCACCCTCAAGGTCGCCATACGGATGGTCCTTGGCATTACTCAACGCCGCGCGGACTTCGTCCTCCGAGAGGACTCCACGGTCTAGATAGACGGCGGCCGTGTCGGCCATCATCTTCTTGACCTCTGCCGTCGTGCGCTCGTCATCTTCGTCCAGTGAGCAGAATTCGAAGCTAAGACTAGGATCAATATCGCCGAAAAGATTGATCTGCAAAATGCGCAGAATCGCCTCAAGCGGGCGCCGCAGTATCTTTTCCTGCCGCGTGGAGATTAAGTCGGCCTGCAACTTAATGTCGCTCTCGCCCGTGGCGTTAAAGCCCGACGGCGACAGGCCCAGCGTCTTCACTACACCGCTTTGGTTGACGGACACGACGAACTCAAGCGACTGGCGCACGATATCAGTCAGGCCGGTAATCGGCGTGTTGACCTGTACAAAGTCTTCTTTGTCCTTATCGAGAAGGCCAACGCCGCTATTGTCGCGGAACTTCGCAAAGAACTTCACGCGGTCGCTCACCGGTTGCCACGACTTGCGGGCAAAAAGCTGAGCGCCCAAATCCGTTTTAATGAAGCTCGTCGAGAACTTTGTCAGAAGGGTATTAACCTCCTCGCGGTTCTTGCGGAAGTGCGTCACGTAGTCCGAAAGCAATTGAGCCTGAGCGATTCCGAAGAAGTTATAAGAGGGCTTAAGTAAGTCCGGCACCTCGTTTTCCACAAGGCGGATCAGGCGCGACGTATGCACCGCCGTTCCCATGATGTAAAACACCGCGGGTTTGTAAAAGTCTTCTTTCAACGGGTCAGACGCGTTAAAGCTCTGCGGCGTCGTAAAGATCGGATCAATGACGCGGAACGCGACGCGGTCTTTGAGCTCAGTCGAGCGCGCTGTCTTGTTAAGCACCTCGTCCGGCTTGGCGTGCCCCGTGTCGATAAACACGAAGGCGCCGCCCATCATGCCCATGGTCGTCAGCGCCTTATAAAGCGTATCGCGCAACCCGATGCGGTCAATCTCTTCCTCTAGTGCCTTCTTGCGCTTGTCATCATCACACTTGATTTCAATCCACGCCCGCAACATTTCATCGGTGCGGGTCTGAATGCACAGGCGAATGAGCGCGTCTTGCGAAAGCTGTTGCAAAACGCCGTAGCCCACAAAGCTGACAAGGCTTGAGATTGCTGACCATTCGAACTTAGGCACAATGCCGCCCGAAAAAGCCGCGTCCATAGCACCATCCAGCTTTTTATAGTGCGCTTTAGACCCTGCGAGAGATCGCGCGGGTTTGAGCAGTTCGCGAATGTCCTTCTCTTGCGGGATAGCGTCGACAACCGTCGCGGTGCCGTCGTAGTCGCCGGAGACCTCAAAGCCAGAGGCCGGGCGTTTCGTCTTCCGAGATTTTGAAGCCATAACCTCGCGCCTTTATGTAGTCGGATAGGCTATACCTAAGTCCGTCAATTATATGATTGTTTTTGTCTAAGACGACCGGCAGTACCTCGCCAGTCAGTCTATCCGTTTTGTAAGCGTAAAGCCTGAACTCGTCCGCAGTATGCACGCACCGCGGGTCAATAATGACCTTGTCAAAGCTGCGGATAAAGTTAATGCCTTCCTCGATGCTCTCCGGCCATTTCTCGGCGCCCTCGATGTTGAACCCGTGGCGCTTCAGATAGCTGATAGTCTCAGGCCGAGCGCAGTCCGCCTTAATTGGCCATTTCGTCGACTCCGGCACCGAGCGATACAGCTGAGGCATTTCGTCGATTTCAACCCCGACGCCGTAAGCCTCATGGTCAATATACAGGCGGTTATCCAAGATAAAGCACCGAACCAATGTCGACGGGTCACGCGCAAAACCAAAGTCGGCGCCGAAAAACAGCCGGTCTGCCTGTTGCCAAAGATCGTCCGGGATCGTCTCAACGACGTACTTGCCGCGGAAAATCTGCGCCCCGCTGATGGTGAGCGGGAAGCCTTCCCAAATGTGCAAATACTTTTCGTAATCGTTCGCCTTGTCCCATTCCATCTGCTCGCGCAGAACTTCAGGGAAATACGGGTTGTCCGTGTAATTGACCTTGCGGACGTAGGCGCCCGGGGGCGGTGCCTCTAGAAAATCGTTCGTTGGGTCGTCGACCGTGAGCGGGTTGAACGTTAGCCACAACTCTGATCCCGGCTTACGGATGGTCGGAATCAGCACGTCCCACGACTTACGCGAGACGGATGACGCCTCCTCAATCCAGCAGATATCAATGCCTTCCTTTGACCTAATCGAGTTCTCATTGCGCAACAGGCCGGAGAAGATAAAGCGGCTACCGGTGCGCCTATGCTCAATCTCCGACTCTTTGAAGTCGAAGCGGTCAAATAGGCCCATGCGCTCCGCTGTATCTTTCAGCGTCTGATACGACGAGTCGCGGATTGAGTTCTGCACCTCGCGACAACACAAAATGCGCACCCGACCGAAATCAGCCATGGCAATGAGCGCGCGTGCGACTGCCCAGCTCTTGCCACTGCCTCGGCCTCCGTAAAAGACCTTGTATCTGTGCGGCCTGTACAGTTCTGCGAAAGGGGCGGCGCTTCCGGTTGTCATTACTTTTTACCGCGTGCGAGCGCGTTATAAATATCCTGCAAACCCTCAGGCGGTTTCTCGGTTGTCGTCATTTCGCCTTCGAGGCGCTGAGTTTCCTTCCAACCGCATCGAGCCTTTAAGTAAAAGATGATCGACGCCGTATCGCCTGATGCGATCTTTTCCATCAACTTGCTACCGACGAATAGATTGGCTTTAGCCCGACCTCTTTTTATCGCTTGTGCAAATTGTTCATTTTCTTGCTTCCGTCTTCTCAGCGTGCAGTAGGAAACACCGAGCGCCAGCGCAATATCCTCCTCAGAACTGCAAATACGGGCGGCCTGCTCCACCTTTTCAAGGTCGATCGGCATTCTTGCCCCTTTTGGTCTCATTGCGCCTCCTATGGCTGGTGCGTCTGTGCCGGGCATCCGATCATCGCACCGCAAGGTACTTATGCACCTGTACGGATACGCGCCAGTCGTTTGCCATGGCGGTATCCACACAGAGTCTCGTAGCCTCGGCCCCCTGAGATATCGGCTGAAGATAGATCAGCGCGCCCGGGGCGTGGCTCAGACAGTTTCGCAACTGGTCGATTTCCTTTTGCGTCGCCACGGCCATTTTAATTTCGTTGGCTCGGGCAAGTGCTTCGGGGAGCACCTTGCGCCCGCCAGCTTGGTCGATCTTTGGGCTAACAGTAACCCAAACGGTTTTACTGACGTTCCCGATCGGCTCGGTGCCGCTTGTTTCGATTTGAACCGTGCGGCCCTGCTTTTCGAGTAAGTCGCAAAGCGGCGCGAGATCAAACAGACAGGGTTCGCCGCCCGTCATTACAACGTGCTTGACCTTCGGGAACTTCTCGGCGATCGTTGCCGCCAGCTCCTCTGCCGTCGTCGTTGCGTAATGAGCGCAGTCCGCTTTTTGCAGGGCGAAGCTCAGAGGCTTGTCGTTCGGTTCTCCGAGCTTCCATGTATGTTTAGTATCGCAGAAGGAACACTGACATTTGCACCCCTGAAATCGAATAAAGACAGAGGGCGTGCCCGTGTACGAGCCTTCACCCTGAATAGAGGCAAAAAGCTCATTTATATAAAGCACTGAACAGCCTCCATTCAGCAGAACATTTCCGCGTCTCCTCGACGATGCATCGCGTCACCGTGACGCCCGTATCCTTCAGGACGATCGGGGCGACGATGGTCGCGAGGTGCTGCGCAAGGTTCTCGGCGGTCGGATTGAACGGCACCACGACAACCGTCGGATCGAGCTTCTTAAGCGCGTCGGCGAGCGGGTCGTTTTCCCACACAAGGAAATGATGATCCCACGTCGCCTCAAGCCACTGGCAGAGGGTCGACTTAATCACAGAGAAGTCAATAACGCGACCCACGCCGTCAAGGTCACCGGCACACTCGAATGTGATGCGGTAATTGTGCCCGTGAAGGTGGGCGCACTTGGATTCATGCCCGTAGACACGATGCCCACAGGAAATATCGTGATATCGAGTACAAACGATCATCGGAGTGCCTCGTAGTTCTTGAAACCTTCGGCACGGAGGCGACAGGCCGGGCACTTGCCGCATCCGAAGCCCCACACGTGACGGGTTACGTGGTCGCCTTCGTAACACGTATGAGTTTCGTTGACGATGAAATCAACGAACGTCTTGCCGCCGACTTCCTCAGCCGTCTGCCATTCCTGCGCCTTGGATTTGAACATAAAAGGTGACAGGAGGCGTATGGGATATTCCATCCCTGCGGTCAGAGCTTTCTCCAGCGGCTCAATAGCTTCGTGTCGGCAGTCGGGATAGCCCGAGTAGTCCGTTTCCGAGATGCCTAGTAAAACGTCGTGCGCGCCAACTCGGTAGGCATATGCCGCCGCGTAGGTAGCGAAAAGAAGATTTCTGCCCGGCACAAACGAGGTGGGCAGTTTCTTCGTCTGATCCATGACAATCGGCGAGTCCTTCGTCAGGGCACAGTCTGAAAGGGCGCCGAAGGACTGGAGGTCTACAATCAAGTCATCACGAAGGGAATTGACGCCCAAAACGTTCTGAATGTTTTTCAGGATGCGTTGGCGGCAGTCCATTTCGACAGCGTGGCGCTGTCCGTAGAAAAACCCGATTGTGAAAACCTCGTCATACTTCTTCAGAGCCATCCCGAGCGCCGTGGTGGAATCCTGACCACCGGAAAAGCAGACTACCGCTTTACTCATTTTTAACGAACTCCAAAAACTCAGCCCGAGCCTTATGGTCTTCACGGAAAACGCCGCGCATGATGCTCGTCGTCATCTGTGCGCTTTCGTCCTTAACGCCGCGCCAAGTCATGCAGGAGTGAGACGCCTTAATGACGATTGCGATCCCCAGCGGGTTAATCTTCTCCTCAAGAAGGCCGGCAATCTGTACGGCAGCTTCTTCCTGAATCTGCGGACGGGCGCAAACCCAATTTGCTAGGCGCGAGAATTTTGAGATGCCGATTACCCGGTCTCGTGGAATAACGCCAATCCACGCCTTCCCGAGGATAGGCGCGAAGTGATGTGAACAAGTCGAACGAATGGTAGTGCTGACCACCAACATATCATCCAACTTTTTCGTGTTCGGAAAGTCGGTAGCCTTCGGCGCCGGAAGGTAGCGCCCGGCAAAGACTTCGGTCATGTACATTCGAGCAATTCGCTCAGCCGACCCCTTTGTGTTGGGATCGTTTTCGACGTCAATGACAAGCGCCCTGAGCAGAGCCTCAACCTTTTCCTCGACATCCTTCTGAATAATCTTTAGATCGTCTTTGCTCAGGTACTGGCTGATATTGTCGTTCGCTTTGAAGGGGACGCCCTTCTCGCGCAGTTTTTCGGCGTAGTCGATCATCTTTCCAAAATTCTCTGAAAGTTTCTAAAAAGAACCATGACTTGCTGCTGGTTCGAAACGGACAGAAATAACTTCGTTTTCAGGTTTTTTTCGTAGTCCAACGATTTCAAAACCCATGAGTAGTAGCTAACTTCCTGATGCAGACTTGGCTTAGTCATGCTTGCGGAATCAGTCCAGTTCTCTTTCTTGGCCAGCGCCTTCGGATCAAATCCCCACCGCGTCAAGATTTCAAGAATCTCGCGCCTAGGCCGGGAAAGGAAATCCGACTTTTGCAGGCTTGTCATCTTTCCGCGCCCGCAATAGATTGATAGAGTCCCAAACCTCTGAGCCGACAAAAGGGATGAGCTGTCGCACATATAGGGTTTGTAGAACTTCAAATATTGTTCGTTCGTAAACCCTAATAAATGAACCTTTCTCCCATTTGCGTGCTTCATCACACGGCGGACGATGGATTTTCGGTTCTTGTTTCCGACCAGCCCGCCAAGGGCGACCAAATCCGAGGTCTCATAAAGTTCGTCGAGGCGGCTCAGGTCTTCATTGTGCGTAAATACGGGAACCGGCGTAAAACCTCGCTCGCGCATCTTCTCGTAGTTCTGAGCGGTCTTGTCCGGATCGCCCACCACATCGAGCTGGAAATAGCGCCACGGCTTGACAGGCATCGCCTCGATGAAGCGACAATAATCATCCAGCGTAATTACCTTCCCAGCGTTATGCGCGGTAAACGCGCCCGAGTCAAGCAAAAACCGGTATGGCAGGGTTTGATTTTTCAGGACTTCAAATACATCCGGTTTACAGTACGGATAGGCAACAAGGAAGTTAAGCCTAGGAGTATTCGTATCCAATTCCGGCGGCGTCGAGTGCATTCGTGATAACTTCCTTGGCCTGCGCCTCGTCTTCGGCGGCAATCTTCAAAACGATGCGGGAGCCGGTATCGGACTCGCCATCCTCGTCTAATTCAGGGATATCAGAATCCCACCCGTTCAGAACGTTGCCAATCTCGACCTCAGAGAATCCTGTTTTATCGAGGTCGTAGCCTTCAATCTTCAAATCCTCGAACTCGATTTTTAACAGTTCATCGTCCCAGCCCGCATCTAGCGCCACTTTGTTATCGGCAATGATGTAGGCGCGTTTCTGCACGTCGCTCAGTCCGGCTAGTTCGATCACCGGGACTTCACTCATGCCGAGTTTGCGCGCGGCGGCTAGACGGCCATGGCCTGCGATAATTCCGTTTTCTCCGTCGACTAAGATCGGATTTGTCCAGCCGAACTCTTTAATTGACCCGGCGATTCGGGCGACTTGATCGTCTGAATGCGTGCGGGCATTACGTGCATAGGGGATTAAATCCTCAATGCGGCGATAGGATACTTTCAGCTTTTCGGGCATAAAAAAAGGCCATCAGGAGGGAGCTTCCTGATGGCTTAAATCGGAGAACAATTCCAATTCCTACGGAGTTTCAGAATTTCAGAAAACCACCGGAAAGCGAGATGCTGCGATTCTGTTGGGCGCGAAAACGCAGGCCACAGCCTGCATTCCACCCGCTGATACACAGCTTCCAATTTTCCATAACGAATTATACAAGCCTCAGCCCTCAAAAGGCTAATTTGAAACGTACGAATTAACCGTACGGATTACGGCCCTCGGCTCGACATATGGCCGCCTGAATTTGCTCAAGCGCCTGCCGTAAACGCTCCTGAATCGCGCGCAGGTTGACGCTGAGAAGGCGCCCTAAAAGCGCCCTGTCTCGCACGCTGTAGACGTACCACGCCAGTAGCAGGTCTTTCGAGCGCGCGTCTTTCAAGCTCTGCCACGCGGCATCAATCAACCAGCCTTCGGCATAATCACCCCGCGAGAGCGCCCGGGCCTGCGCCTCCTCATCGTCCGGCCATCGACGCTGATCGTCCTTCCCGAAAAGTTTCATATGCCGATATAGCATCGTTTCAGCGTAATGCGGTCGGTCTTTGACGACGCGGCCCCAAATCTGCAAACGTTGATCCAAGGCGGCGAAATCGGTCGGGATTTGCAGGACGATATAGCGCGGCATTAGCGTGTGACCTCGTAGAGCGTTATGTCTGCTAGGCTCGCGACAGAATACAGCTTTGTCGCGGTTTCTGAGCATATGCGCTTATCGTCATCGTACGCGACGCCGTTTAGTGCGTCCTTGACGATCTTAAGCAGGTTGTCGCCGTCGGGCTTTTGGTCGTACGGCGCCAAGTCTGCGGCCTCGGTCCGGCGCTTTTTGCTCCACGACTTGGGCGGCTCAAAGAAGAATGCGCACTGAATCGCAAGCGGCACCCCAACGCGCTTATGAACGCCCTGCGCCCTCATGGCCTCAATGCAGGCGGCTCGCACTGCCGCCTCGTATCGCACGGTCTTTTCAGGCGTGTAGGCGAACCCTCTGCGGGTAAAGCGCGGGCGGGCCTTCCCGACCGGCTTCCCGGGAACGGTAAACCTCAGAATCTCAGTAAGCTGCATTGACGTCCTCCGGACGCTGGGCATATCGCGCGACCTTGCGGGCACTCACAAAGCGCCCATACAGCTCTAAAAGGAACGCCGGGCCGTCGTCGATGTTCATGCGCACGAGCTTCCCGAAGGCGCAAAACGGCACCGGCTGAGCGGGCGTCGTGCGGAATTCAAGTAAAACACGCTCGCCGTATTCCGGCAGGTTTTGCAACCTCTCTTTTCGGCCCTTCGTGATCTCCTGCCACACCGTAAAATTTTGATTTGCAACCCTGATCATAGTCATGCCGCCCCCAGTGTTCTTGATTCTCTGAATTCATCAACGATCGCCCGAGCCTCTTCGGGCGTAATGTCCGCCTCATCGTGCCAGTGACCTGCGTCCTCAAGCTCTCCGGTCTTGCCCGTCTCGTCTCGTCGGTATAGGTGCCAGTCATGCGACGGAAAGAATTTGATGACGTACTTGCGCCCGGCCTCGTCCGTGACCTCAAACACCGTTTCAATGCTGTATCTCACCTTAGCCCCTTTGGCGGTCTCGACCGCCGTCATGGGTAATGCTACGTTCATTCGCGCGTAAAGCGGACTTCACGCGATCGGCTACACGTGCCATCCCGCCCGTTATCGTATCGTCATTGGCCTGTTTGATCTCCGAGCACGTGCAAAGCCGAATCAACGCTAGAAACGTTTCGCGGGTGCCTTCTCCGGCGACAATCTGCGTCAGCATCCGGCGGGCGTCGTAGGCGTCCATAATAAGCGCTGTTTCGCGCGTATCATCCGCCGCCCGGCGCACGGCTTCGAGTAATAAGAGTTCTTCGTCAAAGTAGCCCGACGGCACGTCATACGGCTCATCAAATCGCGGACTGGCGTTCATACCCGACCCCCGAAAGCAGACTTAAAAAAGTCGTCGATCCTTTGACCTTCTGCGCTCTTGCATGATTTCGGCGCCCCCTGCATCCACAAGGTGCGCACGGCCTGAGCGCGCTGGTTGTGAATCTGCCGGTCAATGTCGTCGGCCAAATCGTACAGCGCGGCGCGTTTAAGCGCAGTCACGAGGTCTACCGCCCTTTGGCCGTCTATTTCGATTTTGTAGGTTGTCATGCTTCGGCCTCCTCGGGTTCATAAGGCGTCGGAATGAGCCGCCACGCCTGCACGCTGTAACGACTCCAGTCGCCCGCGAACCCTTTCCCGGCTTCAAACGGCCTGACCTCTACGCTTAAATGCCCGGTCGGCCCCTTAAGCGTCACAAGGTATCCGCCGTCCTTTGGCGGGTGCGTCGCTGCGTCGGTTTTGTCGTAGCTATGCCAGCCCTCACCGCCTCGGCTATCTAGCACCGTTTCGAGGGCCTGCGCGACTTCTTGCAACGTTCTTAGCGCCGCCGTCAGCTTGTATTCAAGCACGCGCGGTGCCATTCTTTTCCTGTCTGTCATGTGTCATTCTCCTAGAGTTCGCGCCCGCCTAAACAATCAGCGGCAGTGCGGCGTCGGGCAAAAGGCGCCTAGAGTTCGCGCCCGTCTAAACAATCAGCGGGCAGTGCGTATTCAGGCAAAAGGCGCGGCAGTACCCTTTCCGCGCTGGTGCAGAACACGGCGCCTCTCTTGTCAAACCACAGCGGAACAAGCCCCATAAAGTCGCCGTTTCGTTGTTTAGAAATACGCAGGAGGGAGTCAGCTTCGTCCTGATCCTCAGTCGGCGTGAGTTCGCGCTGTTCTGCTAGTCGCTCCTTATCGAGGTTCCTGCGGATCAAAACGAGGTTGTCAATTTGGTCAACGATCGCGGACGAGCCGCGCACCGCGAATTTATCAATCTCGTCCTTCTCGCTTCCGCCCTTTCGGACGTGATGAACGATGTGAATATGCACTGAGAGCTCACGGGCAATCTGACAGCACCCCTGAACGAATTCCTTCTGCCCGGTGTAGTCATCCTCCGCATGGACAACCTTCATGAGGTTGTCAATGAAGATGTGTTTACAGCCAAATTCTTTGGCCATCACCACCGACACGCCTAAGACGCCTTCAATCGTTATGGCCTGCTTCTCGTTTGAAAGGAGCAGACCCGCGTCCCGGCAGTACGCTAAGAAGGCTTGTATTTTCTTCTCGTTCGCCTGAGCGTCACATTTCGTAGGGAGGCGCCCCCATCCTTGCCGCAGCATTCGATAAAGCGTCCGCGCGGGCGTCATCTCAAACGACTGAATGCCGACCTTCTGCCCGGCGGCTAAAAGCTGTAAGGCAACCTGCCCTGTGAGTAAGCTCTTGCCGTTCCCGTTCTGCCCGGCCCACATCGTAACCTCGCCTTCTCTAAAGGCTAGACGCTGGTCGAATGCGCACGGCGTGCCCGCTAAGCGGCCTTCGATGATGCCAAATAAAGGGTCTTCAAAGTGGTCAGGCCGATAAATCACGTTGCGGGCGGACTGTTGCCACGCGGCGAAGGCGGGCGAGTAGTCGCGCGGTTGCATCGTCATTTCACTTATTGTCTTGTCTTGCATAGGGTAGTTCTCCGAATTTCTGCCAGTGTTTGTTTTTAAGGTAAACAAGAATGCCGTCAGGTGTCCAATAACACGACTTGTCTCGTGCCTTGTCGCGGATCATCATCGCCAACTGGCGCGCTCTCCTCTCTGATCCGCGCACGTATTCGATCTCACAAGTCCGGTCGGTCCACACCTCGGGCGGGATGTCTGCTATGTTGTCGGACTCTCGTATGTAGTAGTTAATAGCGCCAAAAAAAGGTGCCTTCCCGTCTCCACACTCGAACCCATCAGGAATTAGGCAATAGGCTGGCGCGAGTACGAATTTTATCTGCTGTTGTTCTTTCGGTCTGTATACGCCTATTTCTACGTCTGTGCCCTCAAGGTACCTACGAGAATTAAAAAAGGCGTCGATTTCTTCGGGCGTCAGCATGATCATCCAAAAAGCAGCCCAGCCGCTTCCTCCTCCTCTTCTTCGTCGGGTTTCCTGTTTGAAACCGCCGCACGCTTAAATTCATCACCTGCCTGAGTCTGCGTGACCTGTCGGCGTCCTCCGCTAGCTCCAAACTGGTTGCTCCTTCTGAGCCAGTTCCGCCACGTCGCTGGCCAGTCGCGTTTTACTGCTCCTGCTCCTGCCTTCGCTCTCCAGTAGTCTAGGAAGCAATCGAACTCAAAAGCTATCTGATCTGTGGATAAGTCGGGTCGTACTTTAATCGCCTGCTCCCTGAGTTCATCAGTCAGCTCTGTGAACGTGATACGGCTTCCTTTTTTTTCTTTTTCGGGTTTAGGGGTAACGTCGTTACCGGTAACGACGTTTGGGGAAGCCTCGTTGTGCGAGACCGAGTCGAGCACAAGAGGAGCGTTAGCGTCCCCTTGTTCTCTTATATGTTCTCTTATATGTTCTTTTCGGGGTAAAGATTTATACGGGGTCCCCGTAAACATCTTTAGGGGGTCCCCGTAAACATCTTTAGGGGGGTAAACATCTTTAGGGGGGT